ACAGCACCAGTTTCTAAGAATTGAGATCCTTTGAAGCCCATTAAGATAACGTTTTCAAGCATATAAGGATTTTTATAAACTTTGTAACGGCTATTTAATTGACCTACTTTTTGTACACCAAAAGCATACTCCATTTTAGCTGCATCGCCATCAGTATCAGCTGCGAATCCAGGAATTGATTCCAAGATAGTAGCTACTGCAGGAGAAATAACCATGAAGTTTGCACCGCCACGTAAAGTACGTTGGTGGATGATGTTAGAAACTTTCTGTAACTTGATACCAATTGTTTGGAACCAAGACATTTGAGTGTAGAATAAACCAGCAGTATTGCCTTCTGAGTAGTTACTGTATGAAGTACCAGGAGCAGCAATTTGTGCACCAACTTTAGCTGACCAGAATTCAGTTGTAGGAGCGTTGTTGATTAACATATCTAAGATTTCTAAGTCAATCTCTAAAGAGATATACTCTGATAACATAGAAGTTAATTCAGCTTCAGCATCAACTGATTGGTAAGCGTTTAAGTCTTGTGCAAATTCTGGAGTCCATTGTGCTTTTAACTTTTTAGTTTTAGCAGAAATGGTTTGGCTTCTCATTTGAACATTAATCTCAGGGATAGCGATCACTGAAGAAGAAATATCATTTGGTACAGCGTAAGGGTTACCAGATTCGAAATCACCAGCAGTAGCAAAGTTAGTTAACTTGTTAAAGAAAACTGTAAAGTCTGTGCTAATTTCAGAGTTAGTACCAACTGCGATCCATTGTACTGAACCACCATTGCTAACTACTTTAGTGTATGCAGGTTGAATATCGTTAGCTGTGATTGCAGTATTAGTTGCAAACCAAGCACGAACACCATTTACATCACCAACTGTAGTGATAGATGAAGTAGGACATACAAGTTTAACTAAACCTAATACGTTACCTGAACCATCTAATGAAGCTGAATACTGACCATCCCAATTCACATCAGCCCAAGAAGCTGAAGCAGCTGCTGGTAAGTTGAATGATTGAGAAATAACTGAAGATGAGAACTGGTTGGTTGAATAACCAAAACGACCAGCGCCATAAAGACCACCAGAAGCAGCGTTACCAAAATCAGCTGAAGATGAACCATATAATGATTGACCATTAGTGAAATTTACTTTACCGTTAGTACCATATTGGAAATCCAAGAAGAATACTAAACCAGCTGGTAAGCTCATAGGTTGAACACTTACGAATTCTTTTGCAGCGATTTGACCGAATACTTTACGTACTAAAGGTAATGCTACAGCTGCGTACTGAGCACCAGTACCAGGAGTGAAGGTTGCAGAAGAAGGACCAGTAGCTGATTGCTCAACAACTAATTGTTTAGCTTGGTTTTCTAAAATAACAGACATGCTGTTCTTTTCAACCTCAGTTCTAATGCCTTCTAATAAACCTGATTTTGCCCATTTTTTGCTAAGACGCTGAGCGTCTGATTGCATACTCTGCCATGGGTTTGCAGATTCTAGTAATTGATTAATTACATTTGACATTTGTTAAAAAATTTAATTTTTGTTTTTCGATTTTGTTTACTTGATACCAGCTAATTTCTGCATTCTAGCAACAAATGAATCTGCTTCAACAATAGGTTTGCTACTGTTACCACTGATAATTGTTTTAGATGCGAATCCAACTGATTCTTTTATTGTGCTCTTTTGAGCGGCATTGAAAGATTCTTTCAATGTTTCGTAAGTGTTTTTAACTTCTTTTACAGATTCTGCTCTGTCAAAGGCGTTAATTACCTTTACTTTTTGTGATTCAGTTAATGATTTAGATTTAAAAATCTTATTAACGTAAAGCAATTTAGCGTTTAACAAGTTTACTTCGTTAAGTTCTCTTTTCAAAGCTTTAATTACTTTAATTGCTTCGTTAGTTTCTTTCTTAGCTTCGTCAACTTCTTTTTTAGCTTCGTCTACGTCTTTTTTCTCATCAACCTTTTTAGCTTCGTCAGTCATTTTCTTAGCTTCATCTTGAGGTTTAGCTTCATTCTTTTTGTCAAGCTCTCTTAAGATTGTTTCTAATTCCATGTCATCTGTAACTTCTTCACTGTCATCAACAGTAATTTCTTCTTCATCAGCACCCATTTCGTCTTCAGCAGCAGCGTCGCTACCTAAAACATCAGCTAGTACATCACGAATAAGATCTTTAAGTTCATCAACTGTTAATTCAGTTACTTCGTCTTCGGCTTCAGCTTCTTCACCAAGTTTCTTACCTGCTTGCTTTCCTTTTTCGTACTCGTAAGCGGCTTCACCTTCTTTAACGTCTTCTTTTTTCTCGTCAACTTTTTTGGCTTCATCAGCTTTTGCTTTAGCTTCGAGATTAAGAGGATTAACGGGAACACCTGCTGGTGCAACGCCTTCTTTAGCATCTACTTTTTCAAGTTCTGCTAAGATTTCGTCTAATTCCATTTCGTCAAGCTCATTAGCTTCATCCATTTCGTAACCTTCTTCCATGTCTTTTGCTTCGTCAGCTTTGATTTTAGCTTCTTCCATGTCTTTAGCTTCTTCCATGTCTTTTTTCTCTTCTACTTTTTTAGCTTCTTCAGCTTTGGCTTTTGCTTCATCCATTGATGAATCTTCATTATCGTCGCTCATATCATCTTCCATTAATGAAAGTTTAGCATCGATCATAGATTTGATCTTTGGAGTGAACGCTTCTTCCAATGCTTCTTTAGCTGCTACTAATGCTGTCTCACGGATAGCTTTAGCCTCAAGAAGAGCTTCTTGAAAAAATTGTTTGTTTGTCATTTTGGGACTCCTTTTTTTTTCGGATTACTTATTAGAGAAGTAATATAAGGATTTTTTTAGAGAGGGAGAT